ATTAAACACGATAGTTCTTTTCCGTTTAAGGCAATTCAATGGTGTTTAGATTATACAAAGATAAGAATTGATGAAGTTGATATGGTTTGTTGGTATGAAAATCCAAAAGACAAATACGATAGAGTTAAAGAAACCATTGGTAAATGGGGTGGTTTAAGATATCCAAAGAAATGGAAAAATTTTAAACAAAGATGGCATATGGATGAAGGTGCATTGAAACCTTTGTTGTGGTCTATTGGATATGAAGGAGTTATTACTTACACACAACACCATTTATCACATTTAGCACTTTCTTATTACACATCACCATTTGATAAAGCAATTGGTTTATCAATCGATGGGGTTGGAGAAAGACATTCGGTATATGCTACAATGTGTGATGATAAAGGATTTCATAAAATACAAACTTTACAATTCCCACATTCATTGGGATTAATATATTCGGCATTCACCGCATATTTGGGATTCAAACCAAACGAAGGTGAGTATAAAGTAATGGGATTGGCACCATATGGTGATAAACAGCGATACCATACTATATTTGATAAGGTTGCAACCATTGGTGGTGAAATTGATATTGTAAAGGTGGATATGAAGTATTTTACATGGGAAACATCCGATAATGATATGTTTAATGATAAACTAATTGATTTAATTGGATTTCCTCCACGTTTTAAAGACGAACCAATCGAACAACATCACAAAGATTTAGCAGCATCATTGCAAGGGTGGTATGAAAGTGCATTATATTTTATCATTAATAGAATTACTAATATTTGGGAATGTGAAAATTTAGTATTGGGTGGTGGATGTACATACAACGGAACTGCTAATGGTAAAATCAAAACATATACATCAATTAAAAATGTATGGATTCCATTTGCTCCATCCGATGCGGGGTCTGCCATTGGTGCATGTTTATATCAACATCATATTGTATTGGGTAATCCAAAAATAAAAGGTGGGGATAATCAATCCCCATACTTAGGTGAAGAATGGAGTAATCCAGAATTACTTAAAACTATATTACAAAAAAGAGTTAGAGGTAATTCTATTATGATGTATGATAGTATGAACCACCTTTGTAAAGAAGTAGCAAGGTTAATCAATGAAGGTAATATTATTGGTTGGTTTCAAGGTAGAACTGAATTTGGTGCAAGAGCGTTGGGTAATCGTTCCATATTGGGTAATCCACATTTATCGGATATTAGAGATAGAATTAATAAGGTGGTCAAAAAGAGAGAAATGTTTAGACCATTTGCTCCATCGGTAACATATGAAGATTATAGAAAATATTTCGTATCAGAAGAAGATGTTCCATATATGAATCAGGTTGTTAAAGTTAGAAGTGGAGTAAATATCCCATCAGTAACTCATGTTGACAATTCTGCAAGGATACAGACGCTTAAAAGAGAAGATAACCCACTTTACTATGACTTATTAAAGGAGTTCGAAAAACTAACAGGAACACCCATTCTATTGAATACATCATTTAACTTAAAAGACCACACAATGACAAATGACCCACAAAAAGCAATTTGGACATTTAATAATTGTGATATGGATTATTTGGTATTGGGTAAATTTTTGATTAGTAAATAATTATTAGTAGGTAAACAAAACATATGGCAACAGAATTTCAACTTTTTGATGGTAAAAACTTATCATCATTGTTTAAAGATATATACGAAAATCAACAAAATAAAAAGAAAAACATTTCTGAATTAATTGAATCACTTCGTAAATTAATTCGTAATGTTGGCGAGGCAACGGTAATTGCACCAATCATAAAAGATTTAATTGAGGTGTCCGTTAAAAACGATGACCATTTAATTAAACTTGCAACGATTGCACAAAGACTTGCGGCTGCAGAAGCAAAGGGTATTGGTGAGGATGGTTGGTTGAGTGAGCATGAGAAAGCACAATTGCTTCAAGATATGGAAGATACCATAAATGCAGTAGAAGAAAAAACAAAAGAAAAAATGGGTGATTTGGAAATAGAAATTGAAGAAATTAAAACTAAATTATAAATGTACGATATAACTACAAACTCCGAATTTACTGGTGATAGTGGTAATAGTATGAATATATTTCTAGCCAATGTTAGAAAAGTATATACAACAATTCAAGAAATAAAAGATGATAAGCTTGAATATAATATTAGTGCAAGTGCCATCTATAATGAAAACAAATATAAAGATAAAGACCCAGATGTTAGATTTTTGGGTGCTATTCAATTTCAAAGAGAATATTCAATATATTTAGAAGATTATGCCATTCCGTTTGATAAAAACAATATGACATATCCAATAATAGGAGAAACTGTTTTAATTTTAGATATAGGTAAACAACATTTTTGGTTACCATTTTCTAATACACAATATCCAAATTTTAGAGAAGATTTAAAAACTACAATAGCAAGTCAACCTGTTGAATATGTTGGTGCGACACAATCAAATAAGAATTATTCGGATACAGAAACCACTGGCATACCCGAAAAATCCAATTCAGGTAAGAAAAAAAATGAAAGAGAATATAAAATAAATGAAAAAATACACTTCTTACAACCCAGAATTGGTGACACATTTGTAACAGGTAGAGTGGGTAATACGATTAGGTTTTCGGAATTCTTTTTAACTGATGATGGGAAAACTTCTTCACCTGGTATATTCATTCGTAATAAACAAAATCCTGCTTTAAATAGTAAAAAATTGGGTGAATTGGTAGATGAAGATATCAATAAAGACGGAACATCTATTTATTTAACATCTGGAAAAATAAAAGTTCCATTTAAAGAAACAGTAGGCAAATCAAAAACAGCATTTTCAGGATATCCGTCATCTGGTAATTTAACGGGTGACCAATTAATTGTAAATTCAGATAGAATTATTTTATCAGCAAAAGCAAGTGAGTTTATTATATTTGGTAAAGGTAATACTGGAATAATAACCGATGGTGTTTGTTCGATAGATGCAGCAAGTGCGGTGTATCAACATTCGGATGGTGATATCACTCTACATACCGGAACTAAAATCTATTTAAACACCGAAGGGAGTGGGCAAGTATATTTAGGTAGTGATAGTGGTGCAGGAGATGCGGGTGCACCTGTTCAACAAATGGTTTTGGGTGGTGAATTGGTTGATGTATTAACTTCATTGATAGACTTAATTACAAATCAAGTATTTTACACCCCTGCAGGCCCTTCTGCAATTGGTCCTGTTAATACACCCGCATTTAAAGAATTACAAGGAAAATTGGATGTTATATTATCCGCAAGAAATTTCTTAAGTAAAAGTTAATTTAAATGGTCTATATTCCTCCTATAATAAATCGTGCTCAAGCGGAACAACAGACTTTAACTCGAAAGCAAGAAAAAGCAAGAAACGATGCTAAGAAAAAAGAATTTAAAAAATCGCAGGCTAAAAAAGAAACCAAAACTACTAGAAAAAAAGCGATAGCTGACGCTGCTGATAAACGTAAAAAACAAATAGAAAAATCGGGCAGTTGGGGTCAATTCTATTTAAATATGAGAACCTTTTTAACAAAGGACAATCCAAGTCAATTATTTGGAATTGAAGGAGACGCATTAAATAAAGCGACAAAAACTTTTAAAACTTATCAAAATTTTATAAAAAGAAAAAGAGCGATAACATATGATAGACAAACTGGTAAAGTTGCTCTTGATTTTAAAGTAGGTGTTAAATTATTAAAAAAAGAAGCAAAAGAAATAGCAGAAAACTCAACTAATAAAGAAAATGCAAAAAGAGATTCTGGAGCAGAGCATGTATTAAACTATTTGGAAACTGCAGAATGGGTTGAAACTTTTTTAACTGAGTATGAAAGTGTTATTGTAGCTGGTTTTTGTGCTTTTCCTGGATTTTTACATGTTGAACAATCTGGTTTTAAATCTACCAATTTCATAGAAACAAAAACAACAAATGTATTTGGAGAAAAAAATATATTTGGTGGACAGAAAAAACGAACAAAACTTAAATTTAAAAAAAAATCCATTGCAAGTTTAATAAACTATGGATTAAATGAAGCAAATCAAGCCTTAGCAGGTATACTGGTTGATTCAATCAAATATGACCCAAAAGGAGATTTAATGGCAAAAGTTGCACTTATTATAATGGGTTGGTGGGCGTTTAGACAACTTAATAGAGATGATACACCTATTTTTGCAACACCTCCTGCTTTAAGAACTCCTGGAGATAGAACTATTATGGGTTTTTGTATTTTTCCTGGAGTTTTTATTCCAACACCTTTATTACCAGCTGGAACGGTTGACCAATGGTTACTTAGTTTTATAGTAAATGCAAATTTACATCTATTGACTGTAATTGGTACAACGATAACATTCCATAAGACATCGTTAACCGGTGTACCTATACCAGCTATGGTAACTCCCTGGTTTGGATATATAACAAAGCCATTTGCTGTTCCTGTAATCAATCCATTTAGCAAACCGCTTAAGGAGATGTTACAAAATCCTAAAGAATTATTAGCAGAAGTAAAAGAAAACATAATTGAATTCGCTGCTGAAGAGGCTATAGCGGAAACCGTTACAACCCTTAAAGAAAAGGGAGTAGGAGGAACGATAGACGCAGCGGGTCAAGCAATAACGGCTGGGGCAAAAGCGACCACACAAGTAGTTACAAATACCATAAATAGAGTTGGTGGGTAATTTTTTAACTTTAGATATTTATTACTAAACATATACAAACAATTATTATGAAATCAGAAATTTTACTAACTTTAATTAAAGAAGTTGTTAAAAACGAAGTTAAACAACAAGTTAAAGAAGAACTTGTTAAACTTATCAAATCTGGTGCAGTTACATTGAATTCACAAAAGAAATCATCTACACCATCATTGAGGGAAATGACGGAAGTTAGTCCTACGCCGGTTAAAAAACAACAACCTATACAACAACGACCTCAACAAACAAAGGAATTTACAAAAGACCCTATGATTAATGAGATTTTAAATATGACAACACCATTCACATCTGCGCAAAGAGCTGAGGGTGCTGCAGCAGGTGGTAGTGTATTAGATATGTTACAACCACAACAAACAATGGAAGAAGATTGGGAAACAATGGATTTTAGAGAAGGTATTCAAATTCCTCAAAATATTCCACAACAATTACAATCGACAGGAGATGCATTGCAAGACGCAACTATAAAAGCATTAACAAGAGATTATAGTGAATTAGTAAAAAGATTTAAATAATAAATGGCAATTGATTTAGGTAAAATACCGGTTAAAGATTTAGTTCAAAATGAAAGTAAAGGACTGAGTATTGGATTTTCCAATTCAAATACTGGTGGTGTATTTGAAAAAAATTACACAACCAGAAGGCAACTTGCGGAAAACATTAAAAATCTTATTTTAACAAAGAAAGGTGAAAGAATTATGAATCCTTTATTTGGTTGTGATGTTCATAGGGTTTTATTTGAACCCTTTGTTCCTGGTCAAATAGAAAATAAAATTCAACAATCAATAGAACAGGCTGTAAATTATTGGATACCTGAAGTTAATATTGAAGAAATTGTTTTCGATTTTGATGATAAAGATATTGATAATCATTTAATTAATTTAAATGTAGTATTTTCATTGGTAATTAATCCTGATATAACAGATAGTGTTCAGGTAACAATAAAAGAATAATAAAAAATGGCAATTAAACCTTTAAATAAATCTTGGGGAACAGGTAAAGATATAAACTATGTTGGTAAAGATTTTTCCGCATTTAAACAAAATTTGGTAAATTTTACCCAAACGTATTTTCCAGATAGTTATGCTGATTTTTCAGAAGCTTCTCCTGGTACTATATTCATTGATATGGCATCATATATTGGTGATGTTCTTTCTTTTTATCAAGATACACAATTAAAAGAATCAATGTTAGCTAATGCTACTGAACGAAAAAATGTCATAGCACTTGCACAAACAATGGGATATAAACCAAAATTGACATCACCCGCAACGACAACTATTAAGGTTTATCAAATAGTTCCGGCATTAGGTTCGGCAGGTAATTATGGTCCTGATTCCAGATTTTATTTAAAGGTAAAAGAAGGAATGGAAATAAAATCTAACACCAATTCTAGTATTATATTTAGAACAACCGACGCCGTTGATTTTGAAAACGAAATAGATAGAGAAATTACCGTATACGAAAGAGAATTGGGAACAGGAGTTCCTACACAATATTTAATTAGTAAATTGGTAAAAGCAATATCAGCAAATGAAGTATCCACTACATTTCTTATGGGTGGTGATGTTGATTATCCAACCGTAACATTAACCGATACTAATATTATTCATATAGTTTCAGTAACCGATAGTAGTAATAACAAATATTATGAAGTTCCTTATTTAGCACAAGAGAGTATATTTGTTGAACAACCAAATATGGAATATAATGGTGAATTATACACATCATCATCCGTAGTTCCTTATATTTTAGAAGTTCAAAAAGTTCCTAGAAGATACTCAGTAAAATTGAATGCAAACAATACAACTGATTTACAATTTGGTAGTGGTGATATTACAATGAATGATGAAATTATTTTACCTAATACAAAAAATGTAGGATTAGGTTTAGCTAATTCAATTAATAGATTAAACCAAGGTATAGACCCATCCAATTTCTTAAAAACAAATACATTTGGTATTGCACCTACAAATACAACATTAACTGTAAAATATTTAGTGGGTGGTGGTATTAATGCTAATATAAACAAAGGAGATTTGACCAACATTACTAGATTGGAATATGAAGAAGATTTATTATCATTGAATGATGATAATTTAAGAATATACAATCAAATTAAAACAACTTTAGCAGTTGAAAATATTGAACCAGCTGTTGGTGGTAGAGGTGCAGAAAGTATTGAAGAAATTAGACAAAATGCATTAGCAACATTTGGTTCTCAAAATAGAGCAGTAACCAGACAAGATTATGTTGTAAGAGCATTATCAATGCCAGCAAGATATGGTAGTGTTGCAAAGGTATATGTTAGTCCTGATGGTGAAATAGACAACAATAGTCCTGCTTCTATATTAGCAAGTCCAAATAACATAGCAGAATTTACTAATTTAGTAGATTCTATGAAAGGTATGGCTAAATCGGAAATTCAAAAAGAATTAGTTAAATATTTAACACAAAAAAAGAGTGCAATTGCAGAAGTTAATAACCCATTTGCAATCAATATGTATGTATTGGGATATGATAGTGATAAAAAATTAACACAATTAAATCAGGCAATTAAACAAAATCTTAAAACCTATTTAGGTGAATATAGAATGATTACCGATGCAGTTAATATGATTGATGGATTTATCGTTAATATTGGGTGTGATTTTGAAATAATAGTTTATTCAAATTATAACAAAAGAGAAGTTCTTGCCGAATGTTTAACCGAAGTTCAAAATTATTTTAACATAGATAATTGGACATTTAATAAACCTATAAACATTTCGGAAATAGAATTATTACTTGCAAACATAGAAGGAGTTATGAGTGTTCCATCGGTTAAAATTTATAATCTATGTGCAGGAGATGGAGAATATTCACCAAATAGATACAATATGGATGAAGCAACAAAGGGTAAGATAATTTATCCATCTTTAGACCCATGTGTTTTTGAAGTAAAGTATCCTAACAAAGACATAAAAGGGAGGGCATTATAATGCATAAATTATACACATCATCATATGACGCTAGTATCTATTTACAACAACCTGAGCAAAATTCAGGTAGAGATGAGATATTAGAAGTAGGTAAACTTTATTATGGTTCTACAAAAGATTTAGCCAGAACATTAATTAAATTTGATGTTTCGAACTTAGAAACAGGCAGTGGGTGGAAAGCTTATTTAAATTTAAAAGCTGCTGGTTCTGAGGAAATTCCATTAGAGTATACAATATATGCAAATGCAGTTTCTCAAAGTTGGACAATGGGAACTGGTACCAAATTTGATAATATAACATCGGATGGTATTAGTTGGAAATATAGAAATGGTGTAGATAGTTGGCAAAATAACGCAACAGCTGGAACTGCGGTGTTTACTGCAGGAACAACGGGTTCTGCAAATGCGGAAGGTGGAACGTGGTATACCGCATCTATGGCATCTCAATCATTTAATTATGAAAGTGATGATGTTAAAATGAATGTTACCAATATAGTTCATAAATGGATTAGTGGTTCTTTACCAAACAATGGATTTATTATTCATCATAATTTTGTAGCTGAAGAAAATTCTGTGGATTATGGTTTACTTAAATTCTTTTCAAAAGAAACACATACCATATATGAACCAACATTAGAAGTAGTTTGGGATGATAGTTCATTTGCACCAACGGGGTCAATAACGGCAATGCCAGAGGATAATTTTAAAGTTTTAATTACTAATTTGAAATCAAAATATACATCAAATAGTAAAGTAAAAATTAAAGTTAGAGGTAGGGAATTATTTCCTATTAAGGATTTTGCAACTACATTTAATTATAGTGATGTCAAATATTTACCAGAAACATCTTATTATCAATTAGAAGATTATTTAACTGAAGAGATTATTTTTCCATTCGGTGATTATACAAAATTAAGTTGCGATTCAAACGGTAGTTATTTTGTATTAGATTTACAATCTTTACCAATTGATAGAATTTATAAATTAAAATTAAAAGTTATAATAGATAATATAGATTATGTATTTGACGAAAAATATACATTTCAAATAGTTTAACAATGGCATTAACAGCACTTGAAACAATTTCTCAAAAATTACAAGAAGAAAGGAGTAATAGATTAGAATCTATATTAATTTCATCGGGCTCACAGGCTATTGCTAAAAACGAATATAATGTAACAATTGTAGATAATAAAAATGTTGCATCTTCTTTAATATTCAAAGAGTTGAATAAAGACAAATACGATGAAGAAGAAATTAAAAAAGCAATAAATGTAAATGTTACGGAATTAAAACCGAATATTCCGGAACCAAATTTAAATTTAATTCCTAAACCTGTTTATGATAAATTAGCTTTACAATATGCAGATTTACAAAAACAATATAATGATTTAGAAACAGTTTATCAAGTTGCGTTAAATGAAATTCAAAGATTGGATACCGAAGTTAAGAGAGTTACAATTGAAAAACTAACAATTGAGCAAAAAGATGATTTAATTGCAAACCAAATGGAAACTTTGAAAGATACATTAAATCTATTCACAGACCAAATACAAACCGCAATTCAAAAATCAGTTGAAGAATCAATATTAAGGACATCTTTACAATCACAAAATGCTGGATATAAAGTTCAAATTGAAGCATTAATCAAACAAATTGATTCATTAAATTCTATTATTGAAGGTTTACAAGCTCAACTTGGTGCAGTTCAACAGCAACAGGCAATTACGACAGGAACACAAGCACAAGCATTGGCGGGTGGTGCTGATGTTATAAATGAAGTTGTTATATTAAAAATAAATGGTCCTGAGAATGATACATCATTTAAACTTGCATCCAAACAAAATGCAAAAAGTGGTCAAACTAAATGGAATAGTGGAGGAACTTTAAATTTTACAAATAATGATAAATCTGCAGTTACAATAACATTAAGTCATCCAAATCCAAGTGGATTTAATACAAATTGGATGACATTTCCTAAAGGTAACACATTTACCATAGCAGCAGGTGGAACCGAAAGTATAGAATTGGGAATAAATAATAAAGCAGGGGATGGAAAAGATTCAAGGAAAAAAACATTTGGATGGAGTGGTTCAAGTGATTACAAATCGGAATTAACAGTTACCGTTACAAAAGCAGATGGTAAAGCTTCTTCTAAATCATATCCAACTAAATATACAAAAAATCACCCAGATAGTTTTTAATTATGAGTATTAAAAAATATACAAACTTTGAAAAAATAGATATAAACGCAGATAATAAAGGAAAGTTTTTATTAGATGATGATTTATTTATTGTTTCAAAAAATGAAATACAAGAAACCGATTTTGGCGATTGTAAATATGATGTAATGGAGGTTTCCGTTTACGACATAAATAGTAATTTATTGCCACAAAAATCTGGCAATAATGTGGCGTATATAAAAAAGAGTGATATTAAACATTATATGTATTCTATCACAAATAAAGGAGGCCAGAAAGAATTAGCTATTGACGCAGAAAAATTATTAAAAGATTTGGGATTTACGAATGGTATTCTTAAACTTAATGTAAATTTTGTTAGAAATAGAGTAGGAACCGATAATTTATTAACAAGAGTGTGGATACAAGAAATATCTCCTTCAAGAGAAGAAATTCGTATTTTACCTTTAAAAACAAAGGATGAAAATATAAATTCAATTACAAATAGAGAATTTAATAATTTACAAAATTTAAATAAAGATTTTAAATATTATAAAAAATCATTATTAGATTCCATATACGCATTTGAAGGTAGTTTTTTAGAAGGAATTGATTCTGCACTACAAACTCAATTTGGTAAAGATTTTTTCAATGTATTGAAAAAAGATTTTGGTTTAAGTAAATTTACAGAATTTAGAAAGAAAATATATGTTGATTTTCAAACTTCGGTAAATTATTATTTAAATAACAAATACTATAATATTACAGAATCTAAATTTGGTAAACCATCTGAAGAAAGGTTTGATGATTGCGACCAATATGATTTTAATATGTTAACAAACGAAATTAAAAAAATATTATTAGATTGTATTGATTTTAATATTAAAACTTTAAAAAGAAGACCGATTGAAATTAAAACTCTTCCTAAAGAATTTGCTATTGTTGAATTAAGAAAACAAATTGCAAATAATTTGGAAGCATTCAAAACTCCTACTAACATTGTAAGAAATGTATATAATGGTGACAAAGTTCAAATTAATTTAAATGACCCATTCGTTGGCGAAGTTCCTATTAAAAAAGAACCACCGGCGTTACCACAAGTTATAGAACCCGCAGTAATAACGGAACCAATTGTAGTTACTGCACCGGCTCCAATAGAAGAACCGGCTCCAAAAGTGGTTTTACCAACCCCTAATCAAGGAGGTGGAGGAGGTGGTGGAAGCATATACCGAGAATATGATACATTAGATAGACAGAATTTGGGAGATGGTGGTATAGGTAGAGAGCGAGTGGAATTTACATAATATAAGATATTTATAAAAAAACAATAAATGGGAGTAAAGCATTTTAAACAATATAAGGCCAATGTTGAGAATATGGGAGGTGAAATGACAAACCCACCATGGGATGGTGTAGGTCAATATGAAGCTTTCCCTAATCTATCTGGTGGAAGTACTGGTGGTGGTGGTTATACTCCTCCCGTTGAACCCAATACAAACTTTGTGCCACCATCTTATACATCAAATGATGCAGGTACATTAAAAATATATTTAACATCTGCTGAAAATGCTCAATTTGAAAGAGATGGTTCTAATATTGGTATCGGATTGTCAATAGTTGATACATTTGCACCATCATCTACATTTGGAAGTAGTAGAACATATAAGGCCATTTCAAATAATAAAACGTCTGAAAATTATTTTACAGTTAGTGTTTCTAAAAAATATTCATATTCACAAGACCTAACATTTACAAATTTAAATTTAAATATAAACCCATTTTCATCAATGTTTGGTGGTATGGGTGGTAATACTGGGTTTAGTGGATTGTCACAATACGGAACTTATAATAATTCATTTAATTATAATTATAAACCATCATTAACAACAAATGATGTTTTATTTACTGAAGTGATTTCGATACAAGAATTTACATTAATGAATGATGGTGTATATTCTTCTACGGAAAGACGATTGGATTCGACATCGGGAACAATAAATTTAGAATTTAAATTTAAAACAATTGCAAAGGAAGATAATGTTCCTACTGACCCCATTGCACCTACTCCTATAATAAATTATGAAATTGGATTTTCTTCTAATTTTAAAAATGAATTAGGTGAAATATTAAAATTGAATTACGATATATTAAGTAATTCCGATGAAAAGGTAGATTCTGGAACAATATCATTGACAGATGGTAATACTAATAATAAAAGTATAAGTAAAACTATTTTAGAAAATGCTTATATCAATTTATCAATAACAGGAGATATACCAACTGCTTATTTATATAAAAATGTATACTATGCACCGTTAACGGTTGCACAAAATAGTCCGGAGGGCGATTATTCAAAATGGTATTCGGTTAGTAAAGCATTTAGATTAACGGGCAAAGAGTTATCATCCGGTATAGTTGTAGTTGCAATATTAGAAAAAGAAATCAATGTTGTGGCACCAATGATTATGGTTTCCGATACTAAATATAATATACAAGTAAAGGATTCTGATGTAGAAAAGGAAGTAAAAATTCCATTTAGAACAGAAAATACCGATAATGTAATTGCATATACTTCAACGGATAAATATATTTCAACAAAAGCAGATATTGGATATGTTACATTATATTTCCAAAAAGATTTTAATGAAGTATATGGAACTAAAAAAGTTATATTAACACCCACATCCGAATTATATGGTACCGGAGAAAGGGTAGAAATTTTAATTACATTTACCGCTATAAATGATTATCCATCAATAACTCAGGTATTATTTCCAGAGTCAATTGATGTTCCTTCGTTTTCCGACTTACAAATAGAATGGGAAATTGAATATAATACATTTGCTACAAGTTTTGTAGATGTATTTTTATTAGCAAAAGATAAAACGAAAATTGGATTAGCTGAAAAGTTGCCGGCAAACGGAAGTTTTAAAATTAATCTTAGAACATTAGCAGAAAAATATCCTACATGGAATGGTAGTGATAATGTTAGTTTATATTTGATACCAAAAAATAATGGTGGTGCAGAAGCTTTGGTTGGTAACGAATATGAGGTTGTAACACAAATATTTTATCCATCTATATATTTGGATGAAAATTCTATAAAAAAATCTATATATGATGCTTTTATAAACAAATTGTCATTTATAGAACCAGAGAAAGATAGTAAATATTTAACACATTTAGCTAATTTTGGAAATGATGAACAAATATTGGTTTCATCTTATGAAGAAGATAATTGGACATTATCATCAAAAAAGAAAGATGAATTAGGAAATGAAATAGTTGATAAGGAAGTTAAATCGGTTATATTAAAATTATATTCACCACTTCCTGCAAATATAAATGAAAATTCTACATTTTGGATTACAAAATTAATGAGTAATCCTTTAATAGAAACGATAATTTTAAATGAACAAGATAGTTTAAAATGTCCACCAATCAAGGGCCCAAACTTTGATATAGAAGTTGATTTTACTACTGGTAAATCTACTTCATATGAATCTTTGGATAATTTAATATTAAGTAGTTCAACTTCTGCAAATAGTTTGGTTACAACATATTTAAGTTCATCGTTATCATATCAAGATGATTTAAATATAGATTTCGCATCGGGTTCAAATCCGTTGGAAGGATATTTGTGGGATAATTTTGTTCATTTTAGTTCTGCAACAGAAAGATTGGATAACTTTGTTTATAAAGTTCAATTAATTGAAAAATACGAACAATTAATTATATCCGCATCAACAAACTATACAGGCGGCCCATCCGGTTCATATGTAAATGCATTAGTCTCAAAACAAGAAGTTGAAAAACAAACAATAAAGAAAAATCAAATTTTACAAGGATTTGATGGATTTGAAAAATTTTTATATACACCGTCTTCATACACATCGGAAACGGGTAGTTTGTCTTTAACTTGGCCACATGATACAAATGGTAACAGATTGTATCACACAAATACCTCCGTTATAAATTGGTATGCATCTGCATCGGTTGCGGCCGAGACATTTGATTTGGAAAATCCGAATTGGATTATGAATAATGTTCCAACATTTATAAATGATGTTGAAAATTCAGAAAGTTTTCATTTATTATTGAATATGTTGGCACATCACTTTGATATAATTTATTATTATACCAAAGCTATTGAAAATGGTAGAGGATTGGGATACAAATCAAAAAATGGTGTACCTGATAAATTATTATTTGATGTATTGAGGTCTTTCAACTGGGACGCAAAAAATTTAGCAGATGATGCAAAACTTTGGGAATATGTATTTGGAGTGGATAAGGAAGGAACTATAAAAAATACAAATCCCGCTAAACAAAGAACATATGAAGTTTGGAGAAGAATTGCAAATAACTTACCTTATTTATTAAAACATAAAGGAACAAGACGAGGTATATATGCTTTATTAAGTTGTTATGGTATTCCATCATCAAATCTTTCAATATTAGAATTTGGTGGACCAGAAGTAACCGATATATCAAAGAGTAAATTGGTAATGGATAATATTACAACTGCTCTTAATATGAAGAGTGGGTCGTATATTGAATTTGAATGGAAAAACACCGAAAGAAATAGAAAACCAGATACAATAGAATTTTTTGTAAAACCTTATACATCGGGTAATTACAATATTATAAGTGGTAGTGGTGGTGTAATAGTAAATTTAAGTGGAAGTACTGATAGTAATTATGGAGTGGTAACTCTTAATTATGGTGGGGCATCTCTTACATCATCGGTATTGCCAATATTTAATAATAGATTTTTTGGTATTGGGGTTAGTAGAGAAGTAAGTGGTAGTTACCACAATTTTGAATTAAATATAAGACAAGCCGATAAGGAAAAAACAATATTCCAACAATCATATTCTTCCTCAATACTTGCGGCATCATCTAATTGGAATAATGGTTCTTATATTAGATTGGGCAATAATTTTACAGGCAGTGTGGATGAATTCCGTTTATGGAGTACTCCATTACAAAAAGAAAGATTTTATGAACACGTTTCATTCCCTGAAATGATTAATGGTAATCATGTATCTTCTTCTACCGATGATTTGTATTTCCGTTTAGATTTTGAATATCCAAAAAACATTGCAACTACATCATCATTTATTAATGTTGACACTAATGTATATTTTTCATCATCATTAAGTAGAAATGATTATGAAGAAGGAAACACAGAACCAATATATTCTCTAAACCCGTCCGCATCATATACTGCAAGTGCGTATGGATTTAGTTCTATAACAACATATCCATATCAATTTGAACCAATAGATAGAAGTGTAGTATTGGAAATTCCAGATGTTGGTTCTACACGATATTCAACAAATAAAGTAAGATTTGAAGAACAATATACAATGAATGGTAAAAATGCCTCCGAAGGTGTTGATTTATCCTCAAAACATAGAGCAACCAAAAAAGCATTTGACCAATCACCCGTTGATTCTAACAGAGTTGGTTTATTCTTTTCTCCTACCAAAGAATTGAATATTGATATTGCAAAATCGTTGGGTGGAGTAAACTTAGATAATTATATTGGCGACCCATCAGATAGATACAAATCAAATTATAAAAGATTGGATGATTTGAGAAATTATTATTTTCAAAGATTTGATGGTAGAGATATTTACGCATACATTAACTTAATCAAACTATATGAGAAATCTATGTTTGAAGATATTAAGAAGATGTTGCCGGCAAGAGTTAAAGCAACTACCGGTTTGTTAATTGAACCACATATTTTAGAAAGAAGTAAAGTTGCGCATAAAAAACCTACTGCAGAGGATTATCAAAAAGATGTTACAATACATTTTTCGGATACTACATTATTAGTTGGAGAAAATACACAATTGGAAGTAATTGTAGATTCTAATTTAGGAGAAAATTTATCTGGTGAGAACGGACAATTTGAAACATTGATAACCGATACTACTATTGACCAAATTACAGCAAATAATTATCAATATGATTCTTTAATTAATGCAAATGATAATTTTGTATTAGAAAGTGACGAATATCAACAATATACAACAATTGATGCTGGGTTGGGTGAACCAACTATACAATCGGAAATTGATTTAATTAATAGTAATATAATTGTAGGGCAAACGGATTATGAAACAATCGGTTTTGGAATTTATTCACAAAGTGGTTCTGCAATTAGAACATATTATGATGCAAATAGAAATGTTGTAAAAGAAAGAATTAGAGTTAATTTAGTGACAGAACAAAAAAGTAGAGAAATTTTAAAATATAAAACCACAATAAATGGAGTTGGAGACCCTAGAAATGGGTATGTATTAACCTCTTCAGTTTATACTGAAACATCTTTAAATATACAACCATTTTCAGGCTCAACACCGCCGGTAGTTAGTGGGAATATAATTGATGTTAAACCGGTTAGTGGATATTTAAGAACACATTTTAAAAATACTTCGGATTTAACAAAAGGTTTAGAAAATTCTTTCTTTAAAGGTTCAAAAAATACTGCAGCAACTACTTTAGATGGTAGTTCTCCAATTGAAACGTTTACTACTAACCCTAATACATTGAAGGTAAGTAAGGCGGGTAGAGACGCAAATGAACCAATTTTGGAAGTTGAGTAATAATTTTTATAAAAACTATATTTATTAACAAACGATTAATATAATACTATGGGATATTTAAGTAACACCGAATTAACGGTTGATGCTATTCTTACTAAAAAAGGTAGAGAAAAATTAGCAGCAGGTCAGGGTTTAAACATTACTCAATTTGCATTAGCAGATGATGAGATTGATTACACTTTATATGAACCAGCTCATCCATTGGGTTCTTCTTATTATGATGCAGCGATTAAAAATATGCCTGTGTTAGAAGCTAATCCTGATGAAACACAAGTTATGAAATATAAGTTGGTAACACTTCCAAAAAATACAACTAGAATTCCAGTTGTTGAATTTGGTGTTCCAAATATTTCAGTTAATCAAAAGAGTGGTGAGGTAGCATTATCTCCAACAACATCTCCAGCAGGTAATAGAAGTTTAGGATATACAATTGTATTATCTAACAAAAATGCAGGGGATATTGTGGGTGAGGGTGTAACATCCGAAATTGGTTCTGTTCCAGTATTCATCGGTGACGATGTATCTGCAACGGCAGCAATTGCAAAAGGATTATCTTTCAAATTTATTCCAAACCCATCATTAACTTCGACTATCAGAACTACAATTACAGTTTATGGTAATGAAACGGGTGGTTCACAAACAATTCCAATAACAGTAACTTACGTTCAATAATAAAATACCATGGCAGTAATAAGAGACAATAGAGGGGCCCTTTTAGCAAGTAATATATCGCAATACTTAGCAGGTGCAGCAAACACCGCAGGAACTCCCGTAGATACTAGCGAATTAGTTAGAATTGTAAACCAATTTTTAGGAACCGGTGAGCAAATTAGTTCAGATATTACATCAATATCGAATGGTATCTATAAAAAGTTTGGTGCAATCGATAAAGTAACCAATAGAACCGAAATCGTAACTTCTGGAATATGGAGTGGTGATACGGGTTCTTTGGATGTAAAAGCAAACTACACATCATCTGTACAAGTTGCATCAGTTAGTGGTAAATATTATTTAGATGTATATAATATGGAAACTTCATCGGAAGCAGCTGAGGTTCAGTTTTCAATCGCATATGGTGATTCCAGAGGATTCGGTGCACCTACATTGACTCAAAATGATGATTCAACGTTACCAACAAAAGCTACATATAATCAATACAAAAACGTATTGTTAGACTCTGCTGACCCGTATTTTAGTGTTTATACAGGTTCTACTGCTGGTGGAACTGATATGACATCATTCTATGCAATCAACGTAAATAGAGCAAGATACAAAGAAAGATTAGACCCAGGTAATATTTCAATTGAACTTTCTGGTTCAGTTAGAACTATCACTTTAATTGATGATAGTGGTGGAACGGATGAAAACGTAACAACCGCTGGTAGAGTTTATAACTTAGTAAGTGGTTCATTAAATATTGGTTCAGCATTGACTGCATCAATTTCTTCATATACTGCACCTAATGGACAAGGATTTGGATTATTCTATCCAGATATGGGTATCATACTTTTAAATCCAAATGCATTGGAATCAGCAGTTGACCCTAAATTAGCTGCAGCTACATCATCGGCCGTTTCTACTTATCACCAAAATAATGGTAATAATGTGGGTTCGGTTGCATTATTAATGGCAATTAGTGGTGGTATGGACTTTCAAGTTCGTAGAACTGAAAACGTTTCTACTTCACATTATTTCGTAAGAGCAAACAATAGAGAGTTCAACTTCTCAAACAACCCAACATTCGTAACTGGTTCAGTTGGTCAATTTGTTAACTCATCATTTGAAAGAGACCCTAAAGTTTATATTACAACTGTTGGTTTATATGACGATGCAAATGAATTATTAGCAGTAGCAAAAACTTCTAAACCAATTGAAAAATCATTTGACAAAGAGGTTGCAATTAAAGTTAAATTAGACTTCTAATCGGAGAATAAAATAAAAACTATGGCCCACCTTATTTTGGTGGGTTTTTAGTTTTGAGATATTTATAGTAGATATGTTAAAAAGAATACCAAAGTCGGATATTAGTATTAGGCCATTTAAGGCATATAAGGAGTGGAATAAAGAAACTTCTAATTTGTCTATATTTACTGCCGCAAATGGAAATTATGCATCTGTTGATGAAACAATTTCTCCTATTGGATATTTAAGTGGTTCTACTTATAACAAATATTCAATATATGGACAATTAAGAGCTCAATTTTATAATGGAAACGATGATAATCCATTTACAAGGTTTGGTGCAAAAAAACCGATTTATTCAAAGCAAGTAAATACAAACGAAAGATATTTAAGTGGTTCTGCGGTAGTTGTTTCAATACCACAAAATAAAATTGGTGATGGTATAAAAAAAGGTTCGGTTTTATTGTATAATGACGATTTAAGTTATTTTGATGATAGTTATGGTAATTTGTATGATGTAAGAGATAAATTATTATTATCTAAATTAAACGTTGAGAGTGAAATAATTCAATTTGAAGATTTAGCAGAATATGGATATACAGGTTCAGTATTAGATTTGTTGGGTGATTTTGATATTCAAGCAAAAACATTAAATATAACATACGATGGTGAATCATATGACTTAATAGTAGATTCGATTGATATTAATAATGGATATATTATTGCAAAAAATATTCCATTTTTACCAGAAGAATCACAGGGTATAAAAATTGGTAATATATTTTATTCACAAGGTTTAATAGTTTTAACAAGAGAGTCGGTAACATCAGATGCAATTGATATTGCAGGAAATAATTGGGATTTGACTTATAAATCCACCGAAACAATCTATGAGCATGAATATTTACTTATTGCAAATGAAGATGAGTTTAATGTATCAACAAACCCAACGGCAATAGTAGAAGTTGGAAAACAAACGGGATTGGTAACGGATTCGAATGGTAAAACATACAAAACCACTACGAGTTCAGGAGTAAAATATATTAAAAAGAAGTCTACATTAGAAAATGGTGATATATTAGATTATAGATTTGGTTCATCCGTTAGTATGTCGGTATCGGGTGGATTTGAACATTATGATTTAAGTGGTTCGGTAGATTCAACAGGTTCATTCCTTACACCATTTATTACTACGATTGGTTTATATGATGATAATTGTGATTTAGTTGCGGTAGCCAAACTGCCACAGCCAATTAAATCCGAACCTGATATTCCTGTAAACTTTATTGTGCGATTTGATACATAATCTTATATTTATATACAAAAACGAAAAAGAATGTCAAAAATTTTAGAATTATACAAAGCAAATACGAATACATCTTTTACAAAAGGTGGACCAGATGTTAAAGCTTGGGAATCTTTTAAAAAAGATATTACCCCATACACTAAGGGGCCAAGAGATAAACAAGCGGCAGATGATGATAGTGGTGTAGTTGCTTTTGAAAAAAAGAAAGGTATTGGTAGATACCAATTGGGTGATTTGGGTGCAGGTAGTACATACGTTGGTGGAGCAACATCCACTAAAAAGTATTCGTCAACTGTTAAGAAAGACCCTTCATAATAAAAAAATTTAATGGCTAAAAAAGTTACAAATAAAAAGAACAATCCAAAATGGGTTGCGAAGAAGTATGGGTTTAAGTCTGGGTTAGAAGAATCCATATCATCTCAAATAGAAAGTAGAGGAATAAAAGTAGAATATGAAACTGAAAAGGTTGAATACATCATTCCTGCTTCATCTCATAATTACCATCCTGATTTTAAGTTACCTAATGGTATCAGAGTAGAAACAAAAGGTAGGTTTGTGGCAGCAGACCGCAAGAAACACCAATTAGTAAAGGAACAAAACCCCAATTTGGATATACGATTCGTATTTTCCAATTCAAAGAACAAAATCAGCAAAAACTCAAAAACTACATACGGAATGTGGTGTGAAAAGAACGGATTTAAGTATTCGGACAAATTCATCCCAGAAGAGTGGTTTTTAGAGGAAAATAGACCATAAATTATTTGGTAATATCAAATATTTGTCGTATATTTAGGGGGTGTTGAAGCAAAATGATAAGAATATAGTCGTATCTACTCTAACCGGCGTGTTAGGTAGTCATCTTACCCTAAAAGGGAATGAGTTGGCATTTTACTGTCCTTTTTGCAATCATCACAAACCAAAACTACAAGTTAATACGGAAACTCAAAAGTGGCATTGTTGGACTTGCAATAGTGGTGGTAAGAAATTGACCTCTTTATTAAAGAAGTTGGATGTTGATAGAAAGACTATTTCTATTATTAGAGAAATCTACGGAGATAGCAATTATAATCCACAATTAGAGGACGCCGATACGAAGGTGTTCATTTCCCTACCAAAAGAATTTATTAGTCTTAGTGAGTCTCCTAAAGGGTTTAATCCCGAATATAAACACGCAATGCATTACCTTACTCAAAGAGGAATAGGTATTAAAGATATAATCAAATATAACATAGGATATTGCAAAGAAGGATTGTATGGACAAAGGATAATTATACCATCATATAATTCCGATGGGTCATTGAATTACTTTGTTTCTCGTTCGTATTATCCGGAGAACAAAATGAAATACAAAAATCCTCCAATCAGCAAGAATGTAATATGTTTTGATTCCCAAGTAAATTGGAATGAACCGATTATACTTTGTGAAGGTGTATTTGATGCAATTACTATTAAAAGAAATGCTATCCCATTATTAGGTAAGTTTCCATCCAGAACATTGGTGGAGAAAATCTTTATGAGTGGAATTACTGATATTATTATTTCATTGGATAACGATGCAATTAATGAGGCACTTAAAGCTGCTGAATATTTTAGAAAGCAAGGTATCCATGTAAAGATGATGTATATGAAAGATAAAGATGCTTCCGAAATTGGTTATGAAAAGTTTTATGAAGAACTAAAGAAAACTAAAGAATTTTCATCGGAAGAACTATTGTTAAATAAAATAAATTCATTATGAGTTTAAAGAAGATTTATCATATTGCGGATGTTCATATCCGTAATGTGAAAAGACACAAAGAGTATAGAAAGGTATTTGAATTGATGTTTGAGGAAATCCGTAAAAGAGGAACCGATGATGCAATTATATATTTAGCAGGTGATATTGCCCACGCTAAATTAGAAATGTCACCAGAATTAGTCAACGAAATAAGTTGGTTATTCAAAGAGTGTGCTAAAACTTGTCCTACAATTCTTATTACCGGAAATCACGATTGTAATATGAACAATATGGATAGAATGGATGTTCTTACTCCATTGGTTGATGCATTAGAGTTAAAAGACTTTTATTATTTAAGAGATACACAGGTATTTTCTATTGGTGGTATTGATTTTTCAGTATTTTCAATTTTAGATAACAAAGACAATTGGATTAGTGCTGATAAACTATTTGGTAATAAAAAGATTGCATTATTCCACGGACCTGTTGATAATTCACAAACCGATATAGGTTATGTGGTAAGTAGTAGACATTTTACAACGGATATATTTGATGGATTTGATTTAGCCTTATTAGGTGATATTCATAAACGTCAAGAAATGATAAGTCCGAAGGGATGTAAGGTAGTTTACGCAGGTTCTCTATTACAACAAAATTTTGGTGAGACTTTAGATAGACATGGATTTTTAGCATGGGATTTAGACACAATGACCTATGAGGAAATTGACATTCAAAATGACTATGGTTATTATACTATGGATATTGATAATGGTAAAGTTCCAGTTGTAAATGATATGCCAAAACATCCTCGTTTAAGAGTAAGATTGTCAAACACCGATACTGCCGATACAAAAAAGGTAATTACGGAAATCAAAATGAGATATGGTGTTGAGGACTTTACAATTATTAGAACGGACTCATTATCAAAAAAGAAAACAGGAGATAGAAGTAATAAATTAGAATTTGAAAACATTTCGGATATAAACTACCAGAACTCACTTATAAATGAGTATGTAGAAAGAATGATGCCATTTGTTGATAAGAAAGATTTGGCAGAATTAGAAAAGATTAATAGAGATGTTAATAGTAGAATTGTACATGAAGATACTTTAAGAAATATTATGTGGAAACCAATTAGATTTGAGTTTTCTAATATGTTTAGTTATGGTGAAGATAATAAAATTGACTTTACAAAGTTAAATGGTTTGATGGGGTTGTTTGCACCAAATGCACAAGGTAAGTCATCTATTTTTGACGCAATTTCATTTTGTCTTTATGATAAAAGTAGTAGAGCATTCAAAGCCGCTAATATCTTAAACAATCGTAAAACTGATTTTAGATGTTATTTGAATTTCCAAGTTAATGGTGTAGATTACTTTATTGAAAGAACTGCAAAAACAATTAACAAAGGTAAGAATGTAAAAGTAGATGTAAACTTTTGGTATATTGATATGGATGGTGAAAGAGTATCTTTGAATGGAACTGAAAGAAGAGATACAAATACGGTTATTGAACAATATGTTGGTAAGTATGAAGATTTCGTATTGACTACATTATCGTTACAAGGTAATAACTCCATATTCATTGATAAGTCACAAAGTGAGAGAAAAGACTTACTTGCTCAATTTATGGGATTAAATGTATTTGATAAACTATACGATACAGCAATTGAAGATATTAAAGAAGTTTCAGTTCTTATCAAAAATTTTAAGAAAACCGACTTTACAACCGAACTTGCTGATAAAGCAAATGAGTTGAAAGATAAGAAAGGTGAATTAAAAGAGTTTGAAAAAGAATTGGCTAGATTGAATGGTGATAAGGATGGGTTGGATGGTGTTATATTGGAATTAAGTAGAAACCTTACTCCAATTGATGGTAATTTAGACTTACCAGCATTAGAAGCAAAGAGAGATGATTTAAAATTACAATTAGAACAATTAGAGAAAGATTATGAGGCAAAGGAATATAAAATAGAAGATTATGTTGTATTACTTACAGAACTTTCGCAATCAATAGAAGAAAGAAAAACGATTAACGATACACCAATTGAAGATGCTAAAAAAGAATATGATATTGCATTGAATTCAAAGAAAAATACAGGACATTATATTGCATTATTAGAACAATCAATTGAGTCAAATCAAAAAAAGATTTCACATTTAGATAATCACCAATATGACCCTAATTGTAAATTTTGTTGTGATAATGTATTCGTAAAAGATGCAATGAAAGCAAAAGAAGATATTGTAAGTCAAACCAAAGAAATGGAAACATTGAATATTGCGTATGATGCTTTACTTCAACAAATTGGAAACTTTGGTGATATTGAAACACATTGGGAAGAATATAATGAGTTAAAATCTAAATGGTCAAAGGCAAATGTTATTAAAGAAAAAACACAGGCAGAATTATCTGGTTTAGAAACAAAAGAGGAATTATTACAAACTCAATTAGATAAGGTAGAAGATGATATTGAAAAATATTATGAGAATGAGGATACAATTGAAAGTAATAAACAATTAGAAAAACAAATCAAAGAATTAGAAGTAGAGAAAAAGAAAATTGAATCAGATATTAAAGATATCAGTAAACAAATAGCAACTACAAATGGTTCTATTTCATCATTAGAAACCTATATAGGAGGTATCAAACAAAAGATGAATGAAGTTAAGGAATTGGAAGAAAAGAACCGATTATACACCTATTATTTAGATGCTGTAAAGAGAGATGGTATTCCTTATGAATTGATTAGTAAAGCACTTCCGGTAATTGAAAATGAAATCAATAACATTCTTGCACAAGTTGTAGACTTTGGTGTGACAATGGAAATGGATGGTAAATCAATCAATGCAAAAATTGTTTACGAAGACCAGGAATGGCCATTGGAGATGTGTAGTGGTATGGAGAAGTTTGTAAGTGGACTTGCTATTAGAGTTGCACTCATTAATGTGTGTAATTTACCTCGTCCAAACTTTTTAGTAGTGGATGAAGGATTTGGAACATTAGATGCAGACAATTTATCATCTTTATTTATGATGATGCAATATCTTAAAACACAATTTGATTTTATATGGATGATTTCTCACTTAGAACAAATGAGAGATATCGTAGACGGATTAATTGAAATAAAAAAAGAGAATGGATTTAGTAAGATTGATTTCTAAGAACTACCTTATCAGCCTTCAACACACTTGATTGTGGTTTTGAGACACCAATATGTTTCTTAATTAGATTTTCAACTAGACTACCCATTTTAAACCCGTGTTCTTCACAATACCCTTTGAGAAGTTCATGGGTTTCTTTTTTGATTTGTAACATTGCGTATTTCATAACTTATTTAGTTTTCTTTAGTTTTCTATAATACATTAAAGTATTTATTAGTTTTCTTTATATAAATATGGGATAATTATTTTTTTGAAGATATTTATTTAAAAAGATTAAATGGCTATTATTAAAAAAACACTATCAGCTGAAAATTTAGATAAAATTTCCGTATTGGTCAATGATACAGAACCAAATAGTAAATATTTTAAAATAACCGAATTACCTGATACATTTACGGGTGGAAAAAATGCATTTTTAATTCAAGGTTCCGAATATTTGGTTCCTGATACTTTAATAAAGATTGAAATAAAAGATGCGCAAGGTAATATAATTTATCACGAACCAGGTGAGGGTATAATTTCAGCTTCAGTAGGAACGGAACCGATTGTTACGGAATATTATGAGGGTGTTTCAAAAGTAGTTGCGGTATACATTTATCCAAATAGAACATTGGATGAAACGGGCAATTATTCGGATGGAACGGCGTATGGGCCATGTACAGTTACCATATTAGGTGAATTATCTACATATGATAATAATGGAACAAATGTTCCTATTCCAACTAATTGGGAAGGAAAATATAATGTTAAATGGCAAAAAACTGTAAATGTAAATCCAGCGTTAGCTAATACCACTAAGGTAAGATTTTACAAAAGACCCATTGCTACTATTTTTGAAACATTATCACCAATATATACATTCGACGCTACCGGTTCTAAAGTTGCGTCCAATGTAACACAATCATTTGCAAATATAAAAGTATCACAATTAGATACATTTGCGGGTGATGTTAAAAGAATTAAAGTATATAGAACTTCACAAGGAGATATATCGGACTACGATTTAATACAGGACATTTTAGTAGAATCAAAAGAATTATTATCAACAACCGCACTTAGTGGTAGTGTAATTGGTACGGCTGGTTTTTTTACATCAGAAGTTGTAAAAAAATTGTGGAATACAGGTTCTTTAAATACATTATTAACTTCCAGTAGAGTTGATAATGGTTTAAGATTAAATGGTAGTGGTAAATTTACATATACATCTTCATTAAATTTATCAGATGTAAGTGTTTATGAATTTGGTATTGATGCGTTTTATTCGGCGTCTACATCTGGTGATTTACAAATTTATTTAAGTGGTTCTAATAATGGAGAGTTATTGGTTGGAACATTAAATGGAATATCTCCTACAAAAAATTTAAAAGATACTATAATACAGTTTTCATTACCAAAAGCAGAACCAACGGCTAGTTTATATCTATCCCAATCACAAGGAGAATGGCATATTGGTAATTTAACTTTACAATTGACACAAGATACGGCGTTTTCACCATCGGAAATTTCATTTGTAACATCAATGCCAACAGTAATTGGAAATGAAACATATAATTTTAAATTTGAATTTTATGATGTAAATAATAATTATGTTCCCGTTGCAGTTACGCAATCGGCATTATTTACAGGTGGTAATAATAATATAGGTGGAACATTAACATTTATTAGTTCTTCCGCGTCTTCTTCATTGGCAGATTTAAATAGAGTTTCATCGTCAATTAGTGGAACTATTGTTGTAACAAGTGGGTCTATTAGTGGAAGTATAACCACATTAAGTGGTTCTGTGAGTGG